ACGAGTCGAACGAGCCGCTGACGCTGGAGGAGCTGCGGGAGATGGACGGGGAGCCGGTATATATTATCGCAAAGGATATGGGTATAGCAGAATGGAATGTGATCACAGGAAAAGAACCTATTGCCATTGCTTACGATTGTCCAATGCCTGGATTCAAGAGCGTGGTGGAGGGCATCGCGTTCGCCAATGGTAGGGCGTTTCGCGCTGGAGCTTACGGGATTACCTGGCTAGCCTACCGCCGCCCGCCGGAGGGAGAAGCCAATGCTTGAGGTTTGTCCCATTACACTGAAAGAGGCCAATGCCTTTGTGGAGCAGCACCATCGGCACCACAAGCCGGTCACGGGCCACAAATTTTCCATTGGTTGCACCGACGGAGAGAAAATCGTCGGCATTGCTATTGTAGGTAGGCCGGTGAGCCGTTATCTTGATGACGGCTGGACTCTGGAGGTTAACCGCCTCTGTACCGATGGGACGCACAACGCTTGCAGTATGCTCTATGCCGCAGCCTGGAGAGCTGCCAGAGCAATGGGCTACCACAAACTGATTACATACATACTGGACAGCGAAAACGGGTCCAGCCTGCGGGCGGCTGGGTGGAAATGCGTAGGACAGGCTGGCGGGTTGCGGTGGACGGGGAAACGCCGGCCAGAAGTTGATCTATGCCCCGCCCAGATGAAAATCAAGTTTGAGATTGACGATGGGAAGCAGGTATCGCCGTGAGACACCAATACACACGCGCAGAACTGGAATCCATTACCCAGGAGACGGCAATCTACATTGAGGGCGCAGGGATAGCCCAGCTCCAATGGGGCGGCCTGGAGATTGCAGAGGGGGTAAAGGACGGGTACCTATACTGCAAGCACATCAAGCCGTTTGCGATGGATCTGTACGACAAATACTGGACAGCCTGGGATAGGCCAGCGGAGGAGGACGCTTGATGGACATTGAGAAGCTGATTGAGCAGCTAAATGGATATTTTGAAGGGAAGGATTTGAAAAGATTCGTTGCGCTTGACGCTGCCACCGCCCTCTCCACGCTCCAGGAAGAAAACGAGAAGCTGCGGGCCGAGCTGGAGCAGGTGAAGCGGGAAAGGGATGCAGCTATTGAATCTTGGCGTGGCTTCTGTGCGAAGTGCGCATGGAGCGGAAAGCAATATCTTTCAGATGGGAAGATGGACGATAGGTGCAAAACTTGCCGCGATAACAATAAATGTAACTGGAAATGGCGCGGCCCGGAGGAGGGGTGAGCATGGAGAGACTGACATACTGGTGTGACAATGGGCATGGTGGTGGAAAATGGTTTGTAGCTATCGATGCCGAAGGAGAAGAAGATTACGGCCCGCACGTTGACCGCCTCGCAGCCTATGAGGAGACTGGCTTGGAGCCGGGGGAAATCGAACAGCTCAAAGGTGAAGCATTTGGTCTGAGAGTGGACAAGCAAGAGCTGGAGCAATATCGTGCTCTCGGCCCCATTGACCGCCTCCGCGAACTGGTCAAGGCGGACAGGGAGGGGCGGTGCGTGGTGCCACCGTGCAAAGTTGGTCAAAAGGTAAAAGTTGATGTTCGCACGTGGGGAAACGTTTGGAACTACAAAACTGTTGAAAACGGGAAATTCCTGATTGGGGAAATAGTGGCTATAACAAAAACCAAAAAGCAAACACTTGTCAAAATTCGGGTTGAGCATAACGTAAGCTGGAAGCGTCCAACAAGACGATACCCAGCAAGTGCCATCGGCAAAACCGTTTTCCTGACCCGCGGGGAAGCCGAGGCCGCACTACGGAGGGAGCAGGATGGCTGATATTCTTACAATTATAGCCGCTGTGGAGTGGATGGCGCTTGGCCTGCTTGTCCTGTGGAAGCTCAAGGGGTGGAATCGAAAGATGGAAGAGTTATACGAAGACATGAAGAAACAGTGGGAGGCCGAGCATGAGACTAGTTGATGCGGATAATGCACGAGAGTGCTTTGGTGGTGATGGGGTGACTGGAGCCGTCATGAAGCGTATGTTTGATAGCCTACCCACCATCGACGCCGTGCCTGTGGTCAGGTGCCGGGAGTGCAAGTTTTACCGAGAGTTACGTACAAAACGGCACAACCAGCTCATGCGACTGTGCTACCGGATGGGCAAGCACGATATGGAGTACCCGGTCAAGCCGGATGATTTCTGCTCCTACGGCCAGCGAAAGGAGGACAACCTGGACGAAGCCATCGAAAAGTACCTGAAAATCAAGGAGGAGGCCAACATGGACAAGCCGAGAATTTGCGAGGTGCTTGGGGTTGAACCAGAAGAAAAGTTTGAAATTAGAGGAAACACGTTAGGGCGATTTCGTATCAATAAATATGGGACATTCCAGCTTGAAATATCAAATGACTGCTGGGGATTCTCCACTGTGGAATGTCTTAACAATCTCATAAATCATCCAGAAAACATCGCCCGCAAGCCCCGCTGGACGGAGCAGGAGGTGGAGAGGGCGAAGGCTATCAAAGTGCTATATCCAGTTGTTAAAACATTGGCATACGTTGATATAGTGGGACAGACATTTTACATGTATGATGACGAAGACAACTATAAGGGCAGTCTTGATAACCTTGATGAAACGTTTCCTACGCTGAGGAGCATAAGGCGGGCCACATTGGACGAGATCATCGGAGGTGCCCAATGAAATCCCCTGAGTGTGTATGCAAAACGTCAGAAGAGTACATTCGTGTTGCGTTAGCTCTAGAAACTCTTGCTTACCATGACAAAAACTACTTAGACAGTACATTCGCAAAGAGCAATGCTGCTATCAGTGAAGAGATACAGGCTTGCTTGCAGAAGGCTTTAACGATGATGGAGGAAAAACAATGAGAGAAATCCTTTTCAAAGCCAAGCGGCTGGATAATGGAGAGTGGGTGGAGGGAAACATTGTGGCTGTCCCGGAAGATGCCGACTTTATGCCTGGAGCGTACATTCTACCGCGGTTGGTATCGGCCAGGGCAGACCCGCCCACAAAAGGGAGGATCATGCTAGGCGGATTCTTTGAAGTTGACCCCGCCACGGTCTGCCAGTACACCAACATCGACATACAGCGAGAAGCGTGGCCGTCCTCCGAAGTACACAAGATTTTTACTGGCGATATGCTGGGCGAATGGGGCGAGGACGAGGAAGGCAACGAGTGTGTTTGCATCCTCGGCGTCGTGACCTATTGGGAAGATGAAGGACGCTATGTATTGGCAGACGAGGACGGGTTGTGCAACGACTGGACGCTGGAGGACGAAGCGAAGCCAGAGAATTGGCCCAACCTCATACACTGCGGCTCCATCCACGACGGGGAGGGCGGGCAACATGAGCGAGTGGATTAGCGTCAAGGACAGGCTGCCGGAAAGTCAAGCGGATGTCCTTGTGGTGGCGTTTTGGCATGAACGCTGGCAGACCATGATGGGCTGGCATAGTGACATGGGAAAGAAGTGGCGTGTCATTACACCACACGGAGAAAGAGAGCCGGGCGGTGTCACCCACTGGATGCCCCTCCCAGACCCGCCGAAGGAGGGATTTGAAACGGACAGGGGAGCAAGAAAGTATACGGCGGGAGAAATTAAGGAATTAGCAAAGAAAGCATTTGAGGCTTGACAGAACGATTATTTTACATTATGATATAAAGGGGGATTATAAATAAAAATGAAATAAGATATTTCAAGTCTACTTAATGCAGTAGGAGCCATGTCCGAAATGCTCAAAGTATTCTATGACAATCTGATAAAACAGGGGTTCTCCCAGAAAGAGGCTCTTTACCTGACCAGCGACTATATGAAGGCGGTGTTTGGGAAATGAAATATAGCAATCCCGCTTGGGAGCCTTACTTTGAGGACATTTCCCCAATCCTATCAAAACTCTACTTCCTGACCAACTCAGGGACTATCAGATACATCATGGCGACTATGATTTTCAAGAAGATGTCCTTTCTCGAATGGAGGAACGAACATTGGACTTAACAAAATACGAAATGGAAACTATCTACAACTACAATCAGGAAGAGCCTCTTGCATCCTGCTATACGATGGATCGTGCCCTGATTCGCCGATTAGATGTACTTGCCGGAAAACACAAAGAAATTACTGTAGTTCGAACAGGTGAAGGTGTGAGGGAATATACTTTCCCCAAGAAGTGGATTAAAGTCCGCGCTCCGAAGGAACTATCGGACGAACAGCGGGAAAACATGGCAAAGAGAGCAAGAGAGAGGTTTGGGTTTGCGAAAGAAGGTGACAACTCTGAACAAGAATGATGTGACTATGGAGCAGGTCGTAAAACGGAAAAGAAACCGTCCAGACCTACAGCAGTTCGGGTATGAACTTGCGGAGCCGGGAGATAACAGCAAAGCGACTATGTTTATCCAAGCCCTCAACAAATTTGATAGAGTTGACCTCTCTGACGAGAATGCTGTAAAGCAGAGAATTGACGAGTTCTGGCAACTCTGCATCGACTTTGACACAAAGCCACAGGTATCTGGTATGGCTGATGTGCTTGGACTTGATAGGCGGCGACTATGGGAAATTACTCATGATGTTGTCGGGAGAAACCTTGAATGCAGCTCTGCGACAAGGGACTTGATAAAAAAAGAGTACAGAAAACTTGAGGTTTTATGGGAGTATTACATCCTGAATGGTAAGGTAAACCCGGTTTCTGCAATCTTTTTGGGGAAGAACAACTTTGATTACGCAGACCGCCAAGAAATCACTCTCACGCCTGGAACACCTCTCGGCGACTCTCCCGACCAAAAGCAGCTTGAGGAACGGATCGCTAGGTCTGTAGTGGTGGATGAGTAAACGACTATCGACTATAGTAGCGACTATGGCTGAAGATTCGCCAGGGACTAGCGACTATGACAGCCTCACGCGCGGGAGGTTGTGCCCACTAAAGGCTGCACAATCTCCAGGGCTGGCACTTTGGAGCCTAGACCCCGTGCCCGATTTGGCCGCAACGCTGAAAACTAGCGTGATTAAGTTCCAGGCCGACGGCAAGCTGCCCCGCGTGGAGTATATCGGCGGGCGTTGTGACGGCCCCCGCTGCGCCTGGTGGGACGCAGACAAAGAGCGCTGCGCCGTCCTATCGCTGGCCCGTAACAAATGACAATACCCCGGCTCTCTCCTGATGGAGTGGGCCGGGGTTGCTTTATGCATTGTGTGGCGCTGTGCGGTCCTCTGTACGGAGTTTTGTGGCATTGGAATATAGAGACACCGCCAGACATTAAAACTGATCTACGGGCCTGTAAATGGCCTTTGCGGCGGTTCTGCTTTTTGGGGCGTGATCTCTTTGTTGGTCACGGGCGCAAAAATGCCGCTTGCTGACCGTAGGAGGCCACGCAAGCAGCGGGAAGTTGCTGGGGAGTGTAGGGATATGGGCGGACACGCTGGAGGGACTGGAGGGCAAAAAAACCGCCCCATAGCGGG